CGTATATGTCGCGCTAAAGGCGGTGCACCATTAGAGCCCATAGGATGTCGTTAGTATAAGTTTTCCACATGTGCCTCAAGGTGGTTGTGTTTTGCATGTTAATGCCGAGCACATAACGGTAATATTTCACATAATTGGTTTCAACCCTAATAGGCTTGTCCAACGATATGGGTGCATAACGTATGTACTTTTCGGCAAACGAATTCAACCTCTGATTCGTCTTGCATACACTTGTGGCAATAGTGAGAACTCTACCAACGCTCTCTTCTGTGCTCCTCACCCACCCGGGAGGATAACAACATCTCGCAAAGAGATCGACTTCATCTCTAGTAATCGATTTAGGCATATCGAATCTAGTAGACAGAGTAACTGTCTTGGAAATATCTTTCCCTTTGTAAAATGTGCTTTTCTTCTCGAATGAATGGTACAGTGTTCCGATCTCCTCTGCAGCGTGAAGAAGATCCTCTGGATCAACAGGCGTTCTGCCTCTTAAGAGTCCGTCGTCTCCACCGGCGGCTATTGTCTTCTTCGTAGGAGGGGTTTTCTCGAGTTTGTATTTAAGATAAGCCTTCTCGATAAGGTTATAGACGAGCCATAACAAAAGCGTGAAAAGACTCCCGGACGGGAAACCAGACGTCTTCCGGTACAATATATCGTTGAAAACGATTGGAGTATTGATAAAGTACCACTTAACATAGGCCCATACTCGCTTCCAGTTTTGAGTTTCCTCAGCGGTCAACTTCTTGTTTCCCATTTGCTCAAAATCGATCATGGACTCAAGGACGTCGAAAGCGTTGTGGAGCTTGTCGGCCAGAGGTTGCGTATCTCCTTTGACAAAGTCAAGAGATGCTAACCATTCATCGTCATCCAGAGAGGACATAATGAAAGAGCGGGCACCGGCAAAAGTGCTTGGACCAATGAGAATTGGGAGGTTGAGAATATGTTTTAACCGCATCATGACATCATAAAGCTGTTTGCCAAAGACAGCCTCAATGTAGGTCATAACTTGAGGATAACCCCAGATACCGCGCGTTGAATGTTTGTCGATTGGCGCAGGCATTGCTTTCACAAATGGGATCACCGGAGGAGACTTGATATCCTTGAACTTGGCAGTCGGATTATTCATGATGTAGTGTACGAGTCTGTAAGCGTCGGAGACGGCTGTGTCGTGAACTTCATACTTGGGACGGAGGTGAGGAAGACCAGAGCTTGTAGATGTCGGTTTGTTCCAATGGATAGGCATTAGCGGAGCGGAAACACCAGCAAACATTGCTTTTACTGACTGAGTTGCTTCCTGGTAATAGAGCTTGTTCTCGGCAGACCACTTGGACATAGGTATGCCACAAGGGTTGTTGTACCTTGACAGGGCTTCGGCGACGGCTGCTGTTCCACCGTGTGTTCTGTTCCACTGCTTGACTTCAGAATACATCGAAGGGTCGTGTATCTTAAGGGCCACAAGCACTCTCTCGTCGCGAGGAGCTTCTTTGTAATTCCAGTCAAAACCTTCCACTTTATAACTACCAATCCTCTTGATGAATTTCCCGTGTTTGAGCGAGGTGTGCAAAGCACTTGACATTTCTGTCGATAAGAACCGATGACACTTGTCGGCTAATTGATT